GATTTCTTCGCTTATACTTATCTAAACAATTAAAACTTATATAATTTATGGCGACAACAAACAATTCATTAGATGCTGTATTAGCACAGTACGAGAAATCAAAACAAGGTGGTTCTTCAACGACAAACAAAATGTCACAAGAAGACAGAATGAAAAAATACTTTGCGGCAATTCTAACCGACAAAGAAACACAAGGACAAAGAAGAGTAAGAATCTTACCTACTACAGATGGAACTTCACCATTTAAGGAAGTATGGTATCACGAGATTCAGGTTGATGGAAAATTCCAAAAATTCTATGACCCGGGTAAAAACGATAATGAGCGTTCACCTTTGAATGAGGTTTACGAAGATTTACGTTCAACTGGAAAGGAGTCTGACAAAAAATTAGCGTCAACTTACCAATCAAGAAAATTTTACATTGTTAAAGTTATTGACAGAGATAACGAAGCTGACGGACCTAAATTTTGGAGATTCAAGGACAATTACAAGAACGATGGTATCTTGGATAAAATCATCCCAATTTGGAGAAACAAAGGTGACATTACTGACGCTGACACAGGTCGTGATTTGATTTTAGAATTAACTAAAGCTAAAACCCCTAAAGGAGCTCTATATACAGTTATTCAAACAATTATGCACGATGACCCAGCTCCTTTGAGTGATGACAAAGAAGTTTCAGATTCTTGGGTAAACGACCCAACTACTTGGAACGATGTTTACGCTAAAAAACCTTTGGAGTATTTGGAAGCAATTGCTGTTGGTGAAACACCTCGTTGGGACAGTGATAAAGGTGGTTATGTTTACGGTGATAGTACTTCAGGTGAAGCATCTTTTGGTGGAACAACTAAAAAAGAAGTTCTTGACCCCCAATTACACGATGAACCGGCTGATGATATGCCTTTCTAAAAATTAATTACTACATAGACTCTGAGTTAATCTTGGGGTCTATGTATTATAACTAAAACACTAACAAATGGCGATAAAGAAAAAAACATTCTCACTGGATGATATTAAGGGTAAATTCTCTACAAAAACTAAATATAAAGCGGAGAGTTATTATAACTGTGGTGAAGCTTTTTATGAGGCTTGTGGGATACCAGGTCCGGTAATGGGGGGTATTAATATGATGTTGGGGCATAGTAACGCTTCAAAAACGACTGCAATGATATTAGCTGCAGCTGACGCTCAAAAAAAAGGTCATTTACCTGTTTTTATCATAACAGAAAAAAAATGGAGTTGGGAACATGCGGTTGAGTTAGGTTTACAAGCTGAACAAGATGCTGATGGTAATTGGGATGGTCAATTTATCTTTAATGATAGTTTTGATTATATAGAACAAGCCACTGACTTTATCAATTCTGTGTTGGATACACAAGAAGCGGGGGATATTCCATATGACCTTTTATTCTTATGGGACAGCGTTGGTTCCATTCCATGTAAGATGACCTTTGAGGGTAAAGGTGGTAAGATGCACAACGCGTCTGCGTTATCTGATAAAATAGGTATGGGGATTCATTCAAGAATATCAAAATCAAAAAAAGATGATTATCCGTATTACAATACGATGGTTGTTGTTAACCAACCTTGGGTGGATTTGCCGGATAACCCTTTTGGTCAGCCTGAAATAAAGAGTAAGGGTGGCGAGGCATTATGGTTAGCGTCAAGTTTAGTCTTTTTATTTGGTAATCAAAAGAAAGCAGGTATTAATCATATCACCGCTACTAAAAATGGTAGAACGGTTTCTTATGCGATTAGAACTAAAATATCAATATTGAAAAATCACGTTAATGGGTTAGCCTTTAAGGACGGTAAAATTATTGCAGTACCACAAGGTTATATTAAAGATGATAAAACCGCAATTGACAAATACAAAAAAGAATATTCAGGATACTGGAACAAAATCTTAGGTGGTGAAGGTGAAATCTCCTTCAAGGAAGACTCATTAAGTGTTCTTGAACCTGATGATGAATAGATAGAGTTATATAATCCCCAACCTTAATCAGTTGGGGTTAATAACAAAAATAGTAACAAAACTTTATAGTAACGAAAACAAAAGAAAAGTGACCAAAACACTTCTTATTGACGGTAACAATCTCCTAAAAATCGGAGTGAAAGGGGTTAAGGACTTTTTCCACAAAGGTAAACATGTAGGAGGGACTTGGCATTTTATTAACACAACCCGAAGATTTATTGAAGAACAAAACTTTGATAAGGTTGTTGTTATGTGGGATGGTAATGAGAGTTCTTCAGCTCGTAAATTAATCTACCCCCAATATAAGTCAAACCGTAACTTGGATACAAACCAAGAACAAGAAAACTCATTTACGGAACAGAAAGACCGGGTAAAACAATACCTGGAAGAAGCTTTTATTCGTCAAATTATTATTGATGGTAATGAAGCTGATGATTTAATTGCGTATTATTGTCAAATTTCAGAAAATGAGGATATAACTATATTCTCTGGGGATAAGGACTTAACACAATTAATATCTGAAAGAGTATCATTATACTCACCTTCAACTAAAAAAACTTATAAGAATGGGGATAAGATTAATATCTATCATTACGATATACCTCATTGTAATATGACGACTTATAAGATATTAGCTGGTGATAAATCTGATAATATTGATGGAATATATTATTTGGGGGAAAAGACTTTAATGAAAATATTTCCTGAGTTATTTGACTCTGAAGTAAAAATTACCGATATTATTAAAAAAGCTGAAACTCTATTAAAGGAGGATAAGGATAATAAGGCTTTACAGAATTTATTATCGGGTAAAACAAAAACTGGAATTTATGGTGAAGAATTTTTTTTTATTAACGAAAAAATCATAAATTTGTCAAATCCTTTAATCACCGATGATGCTAAAGAATTGGTTGAGTTGTATTATAAAGAAAGTTTAGACCCGGATGGTCGGGGATATAAGAATTTTATTAAAATGATGATGGAAGACGGGTTCTTCAAGTTTTTACCGAAAGGTGATGATGCTTGGGTAAATTTTGTCAAACCATTTCTAAAATTAACCAGAAAAGAAAAGAGAAACCACAAACAAATTAAATAATTAATAAATAAACAAAAATGAAAGACCAAGAATCAGTAAAATTAGAATTTTTAATGACCGTTAACGATAACATTATCGTACAAAGATTTTTTAATGTTAGAGACTTCAATCCGGAGGCTAAATCTTCAGTTGATTTGTATAATATTCTTTATGATTTTAAGATTGATATTGAGGACCAATTGAAGGTTAAAACCACGAATTATATGCTTGATAATATGTATGATATTATGCACAACCCTAACCTTTTAGAAACATCAGTTATTGAAGGTCCGGAGTATTTTAACATCTATATTAAGCAAGGTGATACGACAATTTGTCATAGACAGGTGGATGCTAAAATATACCCGCCTAAGATTAGATACACTGTTGATGTCCGCCCTTACTTGAAAAGTTTGCTAAACTCATTGACTGACACTTTTTCATCTCAAGAATTAAATTTTGAATATGTTGATGTTCTTTTGAAACGATAATATTTATCAATAACTAAAAGAAACATTATGTCATCTAAAAAGAATTTTGATTATCTGGGAAGTACATTTCAGATACAGTTGTTAAACCAAATTATTATTGATAAAGAGTTCTCAAGGTCAATAATAGATGTTATTGAGGCGAACTATTTTGAGAATAAGTATTTTAAACTAATCATTCAGATGATTAAGGAGTACTACGTCAAATATGAACACATGCCTACTTTTGACACTTTAGAACAGATTACTAAATCTGAGCTACAACAAGAAATGGCTGCTAAAATTGTGATTGATACAATCACTAAAATTAAAGAGTGCTCTGTTGAAGGCGGAGAATTTGTACAAGAAAAAGCGATGAAGTTTTGTAAACAACAAGAACTTCAAAAAGTTATGAGTAAAGCTCAAAAAATTATTGATGGTGGTGAATTTGAGAATTACGATACCGTTGAACAATTAGTTAGAACAGCTTTACAGGTTGGGGAAAGAGAAGATGGTATGTCTGATGTTTTTTATAACTTAGACGAGGTTTTAAACGAAGATTATAGACATCCGATACCAATGGGTATTCCTGGGATAGATAGACTCTTAAAGGGGGGTTTAGCAAAAGGTGAGATTGGGGTTATTTTAGCACCAACCGGTGTTGGTAAATCAACATTGTTGACTAAAATCGCAAACCATTCGTTTAACTTGGGTTATAATGTTGTTCAGATATTCTTTGAGGATAATCCTAAGATTATTCAAAGAAAACACATCACATTATGGACTAAAATCCATCCAGATGATTTGACCGAAAGAAAAGAAGAAGCGATGGCTAAAGTTAGAGAAGTTGAAAATACTATGACTAATAAGTTAATTCTTAAAAAACTTCCATCTGATACGGTGACTATGTCGCAGATTAAGAATCAACTTAGAAAAATTATTGCTGATGGTGTTAAAATTGATATGGTTTTGTTAGATTATATTGATTGTGTTGTTCCGGATAGAAACTTAGGTGACGAATGGAAATCAGAAGGTTCCGTAATGAGAGGTTTTGAATCTATGTGTCACGAATTGAATTTAGTTGGATGGACGGCAACTCAAGGTAACCGTTCCAGTATTTCGTCTGATGTTGTAACCACAGACCAAATGGGTGGGTCAATTAAGAAAGCTCAAGTAGGTCATGTTATTATTTCTGTTGCTAAATCATTACAGCAAAAAGAGATGAAATTAGCTACAATGGCGATAACAAAGTCTCGTATTGGTGATGATGGTGTTGTGTTTGAGAATTGTAAATTTGATAATGGAACATTAGAAATTGATACCGAAAGTTCTGTAACATTTTTAGGTTTAGAAGAACAAACTGAAGAAAGAAATAGACAAAGAATTAAAGACTTGGTTGAAAAACGAAAATTAAACACTAAAAACTAAAATACGAGTAAAATGGAAAAGATATTACAAGAGAATAAAGACAGATTTGTTATATTTCCTATTCAACACAAGGATATTTGGGAATATTATACACAACACCAAGCGGCTTTTTGGACTGCTGAAGAAGTTGATTTAACTGAAGATATTAGAGACTGGGAAAATTTAACAGATAATGAAAAATATTTCATTAAAAATGTTTTATCATTCTTTGCCGCTTCAGATGGTATTGTTAATGAAAACTTGGCTGAAAACTTCTTAAAAGAAGTCCAATATCCGGAAGCGAAATTCTTTTATGGGTTTCAAATAATGATGGAAAATATACATTCTTTGATGTATTCTTTATTGATAGATACTTATATATCTAACTCGGAGGAAAAGGATGAGTGTTTCCACGCGATTGATAGATTGCCTGCTGTTCAAAAGAAAGCTGCATGGGCGTTAGATTGGATTAAAGACACTACCTTTGAAGAAAGGTTAATAGCTTTTGCTGCTGTAGAAGGTATATTCTTTTCAGGTTCGTTTTGTGCAATATTTTGGATGAAATCAAGAGGTATTATGCCTGGATTATGTTCTGCAAATAGTCTTATTTTTAAGGATGAAAATTTACATTGTGACTTCGCAATTCATTTGTTGAATAACCACATTGAGAACAAACCGACTGAAAAAAGAATTAAAGAAATTTTATTATCAGCGTTAGATATTGAAAAAGAGTTTATTACTGAATCTTTACCCGTATCTTTAATAGGTATGAACCATAACTTGATGAAACAATATTTAGAGTTCATTGTTGACGGACTTTTAGTAAAATTTGGTTGTAAAAAAGAATTTAATGTAGAACAACCATTTAAGTTTATGGAACAAATAGCTATTGAAACTAAAGGAAACTTTTTTGAAGGTAGAACAATTGAATATCAAAAAGCGAAATTAAATGAAACACTATCATTTACTGACGATTTTTAATAAAAAAATATATAAATTATTATGTCATTAAAGATAAAGAAAAGAAATGGGGATGAAGTTGCCTTTAATCCCCAAAAAATTTACGGTCGTATTAAGAAAGCCTCAAAAGGACTGAATGTTAATTCGGATGAAATCTTCATCAAAGTAATTACTTCAGTTCCTACTGAAGGTAATATCACAACTAAAGAGTTGGATAAGTTAATATACGAGATTGCTGCGTCATATACTGGAAGTCATCACGACTATTCAAGATTAGCATCATCAGTTGCGATATCATCTTATCATAAAGATAGTTATGATAGCTTTGCTAATACTATGTTAACATTACATAGTGAAGGTGTTATTCACGACAAATTAATT